ATCGATAAGAATGGTTACAGTAGGGTTTTATATAACTGTAAGTATCTAAAGTGTGGACACATAGTAGAGCAACGCCCAACAAGGTTGAATTGCAAGGTGTGTGTTAAGATGTTGGAAGCAGGAAGTAGTTTAGCTATTTTTAATAAGGAATATCAAATGAAAGTTAAATGGATAGATGCAACTAAAGAAACACCTAAGAAGAATGGGTTATACTTCATTGGTTCAATTGACTTAGATGGTAATGAAGTATACGGCACAGCTTGGTGGGGAAAAAAAGGCGAATGGACATCTAAGAGTTGGACTCACGCTGATCTTGGTATCGACTTCTGGTTTAATATGTATGAACTAAAAGATATGATAGAGCCTATGCCTCAGCCTGTTCGTCAGCCATTAATAGATATAGTTAAATTCCCTGAAGCTTTTGTAGAAGCTCTGTGTGATACTCCTGTGCTACAAGCAATCTTTAAGAATGCAGAGTACATATTAGAAGGACCTAATTGGGATATATTGGAAGCTAGATTGTCACTTGATTATGTAAAGCTACAACCATTTATTAATGAGTCTGAAGGTTATTTAGTAAGGAAGTTTGTAGAAGTTTCTAATTTAGAAGATCAACGGGAAGTTAAATTTGTAGTCACTTTTGAAGACTAACAATTCTGGACTCTGTTAACCTCGAAGAAACCAGAGCCCAGAAGTATTAGATCACATTATAAGCTTTACCTATATTATTGTTGTAAATTGGCAATTCAACAAACATATATTAATTCTTCTATTCGACACAACAAGTGTCTGGCATTTCAGAGTTGCTTCAATCTTTAATTTCAATAAGTATGATATTGTTCAACTGGAAATTACTTAGCGATAACCTAATACTTTTTGGGTTCGAATGCAATAATTTAATTATCTTCGCCATCTTCTATTATTAATCTCTTCATTAAGTCTAGCTATCTTCTCAAGTGAATCTTGTTGACCATACATAGCAACTGGTTTACCAACAATCTTATCTGGTTCCCATTTGAAGCATGGCTGTCGTGTACACGTCCAATTGTCATGACAATCCGCTGCATGAGGTATAAGAGCAGTAGTATTTAGATTATTCTGTTGCTTAATAAACAGCTGGTTAATGCGTTCACGCTGCCGAACCGCGGCTTCATCTTCTGAAACTATAGGAGCAACATGGGAGCGAATCTTAATATCTACAGTCTTTAGACCAATAGTTGCCATGGCCTGTTTAATTTTGTTTAACCACATGTCCATCCTTTATTTCTAAGCCTTTTTTAAAACACCTATCTATTAAAGGTTCAAGGTCGGGTTTAAATGTAAAACCCCAATCATCTTTAGAGCAACAAGTAGGCTCACTACAATTATCTTGGTCTTGTGGATGATCGCTAGGTTTAATCAATACAATATCTCCATTCTTAATAGCAAGATGGAATAATGCAAAGTCTGGATCAAGATCTTCTTCTGTCCAAAGCCTAATCATATTATCTATCTTAGGTACTTCGTATTCTCCAACCCACTTACTATCAACAGTTCGGACAATAGTATTAGGATCAACTTCATAGGCTTCACTAGTATCAATAGGCGTATCATCAAATTCAGTAGACATTGTTAGTAAGTTAAAGATAGTTGGAATAGGAATAGCCCTGTTCTCAGGATCAGATTCACATCTGTATGTGTACACGTCTAATTCATAGATCAGTTCTCTAATTATCTTATCTATCTGTAATAACTTCTCGCTATATTCTTCTTTAGTTATAGGGATTTCTACTATAAAGTTTTGATCACCTATATTAATTTCCCACCCAAACCTATCACACATTAATTTCTGCGTTAGCTGGGACTTTAAATTCTCTCGGGCATTTCTATATTGTTCCATTTTAATCCCAATCTATGTCTCTACCAGTGATTAGCGAAATAATTAATGCAACTGGTATTATTACTATGATTATAAACAACATTAAGGCAAATAGTGCTCCCACAAATATAAGTGGCGATGCTAAGCAGAAGGCAAATATAAGACCTAGCAATGATAACAGTTCCATTATATGTGACCTTGGTGCTTACTGAACTTATAAGGCGACTTGAACTGGTTAACCTTTAACTGCCTAACTTCTTCAACGAGCGTTTCATTCTGTTTAGTTAAGTTTTCAATCTTCTCCTGATCTGTAATAGGACCCTTCATGTTGTGTACAGCTATTAGGTTGTACTTCTCCAAAAGGTCTTCGAGTTTGTTACACACAAGTCTATACTCAGACATAAAGTCTAAATATTGCCTATCTGTCAAATCTTTAATAAACGCTTTGTACTGTGTGTTGAACGACAATTCCTCTTCATTAAAGAACCCAATATCTCTCTGGATTCCCTTAGGAAGAGATTTAGCAAAACTCTGGTTAATATTAGATGTCATGGTCATGTTAATACCTTTCAGGTAAGTTTGTGGGACAGCCTGGGTCTTCTTCTTCCATTTCCTTCTTGTGTCTCTCTGCTCTCTGCTTTTCAATAAGCCTCTCTATAAGCTTCTTCTGGGAGCTAAGTCGGAGACGCTCACAGCGCAGACAGTAGACCATAAGGAAGAACGGAACAGCGAAGAGTAGCAACGCATAAAGCAGAAACTTAACGAATCTATTGCAGCACATTATTATCTCTCATCATATTTATATAATCGGCCACCATTTGTGCATCTTCTACAGTTCCCTTAAATATTACATGAACCATTGGCTCGTGAATTGATATGAAAGGGGATTTCTCCATATCATGTTCTTTCCACAACTGATTAACGTAATAAGAGCAATATAGTAGGGAGTCACTAAATCTATTGTCTATTGGCAACTCTTGAAACATTTCTTCATCTTTAAAAGATTGTATATTAGCCATTAATCCCTCTCTGCATCCATTTGAAAACTACCTAAGCCTGTCATGAAATTAAAAGCTGCGTCATCTATATATCCCAAAGCATAAGCTAGTAGAATAGATGACTTGAGACACATAGGAACACCTTCAATATGCGCTGTTATATGTTCTCGTAACTTCCTAGTATTCTCCATAGTTCACTCCTGGCATTAACTTGTAAAACATATTTCTTCATCTGATCTAAACAACAAGTGATAACAGTATTATCAACTATCTTAATACTTACTATCCCTGAAAGGTGCTGGCATATTCCAATTTGTTCCATAACGAGCCTCTTGGTATTTCTCTTCAAGTTTCTTAGCGCTCAGTCCATCTTTAGTTTTAGGTAAGGAAGCACAGAGATATCTCATTGCATCTGCTGCGTGAGAAGCCCAATCGTGCAAAGGTCTGCCTTTATAGATCTTGCGCTTGATATCAAACTCTTCCCTATAATTCTCTAAAGCTTTGATGAGTTTTGCACATTTCTTCTGGTCGATCCAGATCTTTGTGAAACTCTTACGGACGAGTTCAATGCCGTCCTCTATTCCAATTTCTACAGGCTCGGTGAAGACTACACCTAACTCTCTATAAAGTTCGCGCTTGGTTAATCCTCGTGCGCTCTCGCGTGCCATTATATCATGGGGTGGAAAGTGTTTAGCGAATATATAACCATCAGCTTCTTTATGAGCAATAACATTAGCAAAGTGATCCATTGGCTGATCGGCTGCCTCGTAATAATCTATTATTCGAACAGTCTCTCCAATAACTTGGTAGAAGATTATCACAGTAGGGTCTTTGATTCCCAAGTCCCAAGCTGTGTACACCTTATGATAAGGTTCCCAAGCAACTACGCCTATCTGGCCTTTTAAATTCAATTTGTCAAGATATTTTGCATAATAAGAGCCCTCTTGGCCACGTTCAAACGAACAATAATATTCTTGCATCGCGAGGTCTTCCGAGATTTCCCCACTATCAATCTCTTTCCTGACTTCAGCTGCGCTAATATGGCCAGTGTCTTCGATTGTTAGGAACTCAGTGAACCAATCATCTGAATTAATTGCTATTTGAAATAATTCGTATAGATGGTTCTTGCCTCTTGGTGTGGATATTAGTGCAACCCAGCCGTCGTTGGCTTTCATGATTGGCATCGCACCAAGCTTAAAGGCATTCTCATCACATAATGCATACTCACTAAACACAACACCAATGGGATTTGACCCAATAATACTGGTGTTATAGCTATCGGAACCAACAAGACGGATTATACTGCCACCTTCTAAGTTGATTGTCATCGTATCATTACGGATTTTGGTGATAAGCTCCTTAGGTATTGCGTCTAAGAATCCCTTTCCATCATTCGCTTTACCTTCCCAGATAACGGAGCGTGCTTGCGCAAAGGTTGGAAGGCAATACAGATACAAACCAGTTCTTCTAAATGCCTGCCTTATAAGCAAGTTCCACCATTTATAATCCTTGCCAGATCTTCTGGCTTCAATATCAACAAACTTCTTAAACTTTCCAGACTCGAAGGCTAAGCAGCTTTTTATCTGATAATCCCTCGGCTTGAATTTGTCTAGATATATCCTAGTCTCAAGCTCCATTACTACTCCAAACTATTTAGGTGGCTCAGGTAAATAAGACCAATGAGTTATTTCATCTTGAGAATATTCTCTGGTATCTCCATAACAACAATCTTCGTAATAAGTAAACTTACCACCATCACTTAACTTAGAGACTTCCCAAGTTTTATATTGAGGCCTATAAATTAATACTTCTTTATCTTTCTCAGGAAGTCTGTGCCTAGTAGCTACAGTATTCATTTTGGCTCCAATCCGTTGGCTAATCGCCATTCGTTAATAGCTTGCAGTTCACCTGCCGCTATTCTCATGGCTTCCTTCTCTTGTGTACACTTGTTGCAATCAACTACATCAACAAGAATATGATACTTCTCAGGGTTGATATGCCAATTGCCGTCCTTTGCAGGGTTTGTCATTTCACCAAGCTTCTGATAGATGCAATTATGCCACGTTTTTATACATTTATTCTTGATTGCTTCAGGTTGGTAAATCGCCATTACTATTCTCCTTAACTTGTTCTCTATCTTTAGTTCTATCTCTAGGTTTATGGGTTAAAGGATTATCTTCATCGTAATATAAGCACAACCCATGCTTCATCTCAAACTCTATATCCTCAAGAGGGCATTGTGTACACCTACTATTCATTACTTCAACCAGTTGTGTACATCTCCAGCTAATACAGATATAACCAATGCCGTTATTCGATTTCATCTTTAAACTTTTCAATAACAACAATCTTGGTTTGGTTCTCAGTATCACCCATCTTCTTATCTTCTCGTGCTTCACTATGAGCTTTATGTTTAGCCCATCTATTCAAATAGACAGGAAGCATTGCAACATTAGCGGTATTCAAACCTTCTCTGCCTTTAAGTGCAAGCTTCTCGCGATTAACACCTAATCTCATCAAGGCATAATCGTGTGCTTGTCTTAGCTTTTCATTCCTTGCTACTCCGTCATAGAAAGTCCTCTCTGGGATTCTTTCATTCAAATAGAATTCTTCAAGAATATAAGCATCTTCCTTAGAGGCAAATAGCTCTAAACGGTCTGCTACTCCTTCTTCCCAGTTAGAGTTGCGAGTTTTATGTACTTTTGTAGTTTCAGTGGTAGGATTTGGTACTATGGCTTTTCTCATTAATTACCCTTTGAATTTAGAGGGTGGATTGTTATAGCATTTATGGTGTACAGGCCCAC